AGGCTTGTACTTAAAATCAATCATCTTAAACCTTTGTCGACTCCAAAGCGGATCATATCTTGCACTGTCTCAGGCGCAATGCTGTCTATTAACTGGTCGCACTTGTAATCATCAATAAATGACTCACCCATCTTATCAATGACATACTTAAAGTGAACCTTGCGCACTATCTTGCGCAACATGCTAAGCTCTTCTTGCTTTAAAGTGTTCGTAAAGCTCACCCTAGATCCTTATTCAAAAGCTCTTGAAGCGGCTGCCCAATACAGGGCTTAGTTTCTTCATACATAGCCTTAATCATTTTTGATTGCTCTTCATAGCTATCAGACTTTAAAACGGCGCTTGCCATTTGCTTAAAACGCCATACTTGAGTTACTTCATTCATGTTCTGTACTGCCTTACCTTCCGAGCAATTGCTTTCGGTTGAGCCACAAACTGCTTGCCCTTAGCCTTGCCCTTTCGTTTAGCTCTGGTTGTAGCTGCATATTCAGCATCACTAAGAGCAGCGATAGCCTTAGTAGGTAAGTAGCGCTCACCAGTTTCACTAGACTTCTTGCCAGACTTTGTGCGCCACTTCTGCTTGCCCCAATTCATTAATGACTTCTGCGGAGCTTTCACTTGTAACCACCACCAGCAGCTTTGTACCGCTTTGCTAATAGTTGCGCTTTCCTTGCTGACCACTTGCCAGCAGCAGTACCCTGAACATTAGCAGCCTTTATGCGCTGAAATAAAGACTTCCGCATCTTAGGTTTAGTATAATTACCTGCCGCATTAACAGCCATCTAAGCACCCTTAGAAGCTTTTGACTTGGCAATCTTTCTGCGCAACGCAACAGGAAGCGTCTTCTGCTTCTTAGTCAACATCGACTTAGGCTTAGAAGGACGCCCAACTTTAGATCCATAAGTTCCTTTACCCATTGGCATTATGCTTTCCCCTTATTCCGTTTGCTGATTGCTCTTGCCTTTGCCTTTGCGTCTGCTTTGCTGCTTGCGCCCCACGCTCTTAGGCTTAGAAGTAATCTCGTCGGCTCCCCGTCGCTGTCGCGCTCCGGCCCCGCCATTCCGCCCATCCTTGCTAAGAAGCTGGCCCTTCTTGGGTTGTCTCCGCTTTTCACCGGCGGTCTTAACGTACCCTTCTTGTAACTCGCGCGACCCCTTGCGTTCAACCCGCCCTTCGGGTTCTTGCCCTCTTTCCGTGTCCAAGCTGGTGTTCTTGACATGATGAATCCTTACAGCACTAAGAACGCCAACCCTCACTAATCAGCACTCTTATTTATATGTTTCCCTTGCTTATCCCACATAGCCTCTATCGCCTTAGCTTGCTTCAAAAGCGACTGATACCGAGGATGCTTATCACGCGCATACTCAACAACCTTCCTAGAAGTATTCCGATACCGCCTCAACATCTTATCAACAGTAGTAGCGCCAACCTCATCCTTAGCAGCATCACCAACCATCTCCTCATACTCAGCAAGCTCAGAACTCAAACGCTCATAACGCTGGTCAATAGTCTCAGGCTTCTTCTTAGGTCTAATCATAATTTGCCTATAGCAGATAAAATATTTTTAGGCGAACCTTTTTTAAGAAAAATGTTAGTGGGAGACCACTGACATTACAGAGACTACAGTTTTTGACCCTACCCCCTAGCAAAAGGTAAGCAGCTATGAGGAATTTACCCAAGGTCAATGCTTACACGAATATCTCCAGCTACTTGCACTTGGCTTCTATCTATTGGCTTATACCCAGCGCGGTCTAGTAAATCCTTGCTAGCCTCAAGCTGGACATATTCGCTCTTGGCCCCTGTTGCTAGCCGCCTAACAGTTCCAGCAGCAAGGGTAGCACTGATTCCAAATTCCTCATTCATCCTAGTCATCAGGTACTGCTGCACATGAGGGAGCTTCATAGTCTTACACGCAGTTACTCTTCCGGACTCACCTTTAGCATAACCTGCTTCTTTAGCTGCCTGTGCAACAGTACACCCTTTTGCTACAAGCGTGTCGACAAGAGCTGTCTGTTTCACAGTAAGCTTTTTTATATTAGGAACGTTCATTGATTATCTCCATTGGCTGGCCCCCCCTTCCCTCTTCCCCCCCATTCCTACGAGCTTACTGTGAAGCCTGTCAAGAAGTTACGCTACGTCACTTGTGTTTCTTAGCATGTCAGCTACTACATCTTGTGGCAGTTAGCCCTTTAGCCTCTTGACAGGCCAGATCGCCAAGCAAAGAGCATCTAGCACTGCGCACCCTGCGCCGTACCAGTTAGCACATTTCTTAGCTCTACTGGCGATCTGTTTGGCAGCCCTTGTTTGCTGGGCCTTTGGCATCAGTGTTACCAGCGGCTTTCGTAGTGCAACCCCACAAGCACCGCAGTTGAACAACCTTGGCTTTGTTGCGCCATGTTAGCCCGAGACAGTGCAGCAATGTTGTTCATTTCAACACTCAAAGTCGGTTGTCTGCCAAAGGCTTTTTGATAGCCAACGTTACGTGCAGAATAACAGCCTGATTGCACTGCTTCCAGTTATCTCAGGTGTCAGTTAGCAGTTAGGGTCGGTAGAAACGATTTGCCCATTCCGACAGTTGCAGGGCGAGCCGCCACATGGGCAGCTTGGGCAAGCGCTTCCATGTCTGCAAGCAGCGGCCACGACATGTCTCCTGCACATTGCGTTACTGGCGTCTCACAACGTCCTACCCGCTACCCCCCTCTGATCCGAAACATGGGTAAAAACAGTTCGCAATTACGAATCCTTTCTTAGCTTTGGCGATGTGCTTGTGGCTATCTTGGCTTTGGGTAACGAACTATGCCTTGTGGGGATTCTATGCGAACTGCAAGCACGACCCGTTGGGTCGCGTTTTTCCTCCATGTTGTCGGGAGGGGCGCAGCGGGCAGTCCGCTGCGCGACTTGTAACTTATATTTGGAGAAATATCATGACCACTACTCTTGACAAGAAAGCTCTTGCCGCTGCCCATGCGCGTCTCGCAGCAACTATCGAAATGTTCAAATCTTATTCAACCGACACACCTGATGACAGATATCTAGAAGCAGTACAATCAGGCAATTGTTATTCAAGCAGACGCAACGTTGTCTATTACAAAAAGCTGTTGGCCGACAACTTGGTCGACTTTGAGGAAGCTGTTGAAATAAACAACGATGCAGCACAGTCACGCGCTCAAGCAAACATGGCGCAGAACAAAGCCAAGATCAAGGTTGCCCAACAGCTTCATGCTTGCGAGGTTGCAGTCTACGAAAGCATCGCTGGCAACACTTGGATACCGAAAGGCACCGAGACAGCAACCAAGGGGCCGCGCAAACAGCTTTCGGCAGCAGAGCTTAAAGAAATACGCGAACTGGTAGCGTAACACAGGGAGGGCAGCACTAGCTGCCCTTTCCGTTTGCTCACTGTTTTGTGTAGCTTCCACCCCTTCCACCCGCCCTCCCGCAGGGGTGGGAGGGGTCACGGTTATATATTTGTCGGGCGCTTTCAACTCAGTTTAAAAACGAAAGGTGAAACTGAATTAACTGAGCAAAGCATCCGAGTAATATATAAGTGACGTAACGTAACTAAAGACAATAGCTATTAATGTTGCAATGATGCAAGTCCAAGCTATTGATAACCAAGGAGAACTAATATGTATGCAACTCTATCATTGCACGACATCACTAACATCACAATAGATGAGCGTATTCATGCATCTTATGTAACTAGAAAGCTAACAATGACAAACAAGAATGGTGACAAAGCTTTTATTACTTTTTTTGCAGATGATCGTAACGCGTTAACTTTTAATTACAATCCAATCGAAGACACTAGGGAGAATGCAGCATGAAACATTTCAGAATAGATGACTTCAACTTTCCCGTTGAGTCACAGCCTGTCTTCGATGCAGCTGGCATTGAGATAGCTGGGCATCAAAACATTGTACGTCTTGATACTGGCGCATCAATGGGCTTGCACAAGTCACGCTACAAGATCGTATCACACGATGATGTTGTAAACTCTGTGCTTGATGGCGTTAAAGCAGCCAACTTATCTGACGATTACGAAGTAAGCGTTGACGTCTTTGAAAATGGTCGCAAGCTTAGAGGTGAGATACTATTTAATAATCTTACCGTTGAACCAGAGGTAGGCGACTACGTTAAGTATCGCGCCACCTTTTCTAATAGCTACGATGCATCGTGGCCCTTTGCGCAAGCAGCAAGTGGCTTGCGTCTCTGGTGCTTGAATGGCTGCACCACAGCAGATGCTATAGCATTCAGCCGATACAAGCACACTGCATCTATCAATGTAGATGGATCAGCAGCCAAGATTGTTACCGGCCTTGAGCATTTCAAAGATCAGAAAGATGTATGGCAGTCTTGGATGAAGACCAAGGTTGAACATGATCAAGTCGAATCATTCCTCAAGAAGACTGTGGCAAAGGCGTACACGCGCCAGCAAGCAACAAGCAAGACGAATGAAAAACAATTAGAGAATCTTCTGCGCATCTGGGGTGATGAGCGCAGTAGCTTGGGCTCAAACAAGTGGGCCTTGTACAACTGCCTAACATATTGGGCAACGCATACTGGCGAACTTAAATCACCTCACACTGCGCGTTATGAACGCGAAGCTAAGATCGCTAGTGCAATGAAGACAACACAATGGAAGGAGATGGTATGAATATGAATCGTGTTCAGCTTGAATGGATGGCTGACACATTTGGGCCAATGGTAGGTTGGCCCACTCAACTCAATCAAATCGCAGATGAATTGCAGAGAGCAAACCCAAACTTTAACAGAGATAAATGGTTAAGAAGGGCAACAGATGCTTGGGAAGCTAACTACAATCCACCTCAAATCAATGATGAAATACCTTATTAGGAGAACCAAAATGAAGGTAGAAATAAAAGTAATCTCACCGGAGATGGCAGAGAAATTGCTATCTAACAATGAAGCAAACCGGAACATCAAGCCCCGTCAAGTTGAAAGAATGGCGCGTGATATTCTTGGCGACAGATGGCAAGTCAACGGTGACGCCATCCGCATTGCCACTGATGGTACACTTATTGATGGTCAGCACAGACTAAGCGCTGTTGTTGCAGCCAACAGGCCGATCACAACAATGGTTGTTTCTGAGTTACCGCCATCAGTCAAAGACACAATTGACTCGGGCGCAAAGCGCACAATGAGTGATCGCCTTATGATGCAAGGTTACGGATACCCCGCGCAACTTGCAGCAGCAGCAAGCCAAATGGCATCATTAGCTTACAATCAGAGC